TTATGACGGATCTCAACTTCGAGATCTTCGATCGAGTTGTCGGAGGCGCATTGATTCCTGATCAGTACGTCCAAGCGATCAAGCCTTCAGACTGGCAAGGCACCAGGTCATTACATCTGCAAGGTCTCGGAGGAAGCGGCGATTCTGACTTTAGTGATGTGGTGCTTTTGACGAGCCTGGATGGCGCGAATGGCGCTCAGACTGCGGACGATGAATCTATATTCAATCACACGCTTTCCTTTCAGAACAACATCGCATTGACGACTTCAGAACAGCAATTCGGTACAGCATCGCTCGATGCAACTACTGGCGATCCGACAAACTTTGTCGAGATTGCTGACGATTCCGTATTCCAATTTGGTAGCGGTGATTGGACGATTGAGTTTTGGGTCAATGCTCAGGATCAGGTCGGTGGGCATGACTACATGAATCATGCTGATGGCGGGAGTGGCACCAATAATTGGCAGATTCTAAATTCAAATGGAAGTTTGCAGTTTGCTTATTCGAGCGACGGAGGTGGCTCTTTAGGTAATTTCCCGTTCTTTGGCGCTATGGCCGGAAACGGTGTTTGGTCGCACGTTGCCATCACTCGTAGCGGCAATGACCTGTTCGCGCATATCGATGGAACGAAGTCTGGTGCCACGGTTGATGTAACAGGAGTCACGATTGGCGGAGGCTCGATACCGATCAATATCGGCTCAAGGAATCAAAGTGGTGCGGTTGACAACATTGCAGAATCAGATGCGTACATCGATGAAGTTCGCATCACAGTCGGCACTGCCCGATACACGACAGCTAATTTCACAGCTCCGACTGCACCATTCCCGGATTCTGCTTCCGATGGTCCGAGGGTCTATCTCGAACGCAGGACTTACGAGTATTGCCTGGATTACGAGCCTGACGAAACATTGACTGCTCAACCGAAATACTACGCGGAGTACACCGAGACAGAGTTCTTTGTGGTGCCACCTCCTGATATTGCGTATGGATTCGAGCTGCGTCAGATCCAGACTCCTGAAGCCTTGGCACCTGGTAACCAGTCAACCTGGCTGGGAACGAATGCAGGTGATCTACTCTTGTACGCATGCCTGCTGGCTTCCGATGAGTTTCTGATTTCAGATTCGGAAGACCTGGCTACCTGGCGACAGAGCTACGGTGAGCTGGTGCCAGCCAGGAAACTTGAACTTCGTCGCCAATGGAGGGGTGATTACAGCCCGGTCAAGGAAGCGGCTAGGACGGTGGGCCTGACATGAGCATCATCGCTGGAACCAATTTTCAATTTCTTCGGGATCAGTTATTCAACGGTCTTCATGATCCTGAGAATGACACGCTGTTCTTTGCCATGTACACAACGCAGGCGGATATCAATCCGGAGACAGCGGATCTGCAATCGACCTTGACCAACGAGCTGGTCGGTGCCGGATATGTTGCAGGTGGTTTCCAGATCACTCAGAGCATCATCTATACACCAGGCGGCAGTGATCGACCTGTCATGGACATTGACGACATTGTGATCCCGAATGCAACCTGGGGAGTTGTGAATGATGCGGCCCAGGGAGCGGTCATCTACAATACGACAGTCGGCGCACAGAACGACAAGATCATGTGGATTCTGAATTTCGGATCGCCGGTTGCAGTAAACAACGGAACGGTGACAATCAAATTCCCAGATGCAAGTAACCCGGCTCTGGCGATCGTAAGGAGTACCGGCTAATGGCTGACACATTTACTACTTTATTGCGACTGATTAAGCAGGAGACTGGTGGCAATGAAAATGTTTGGGGAGATTTTCTTAACATTCAGATGATCGATTTGATCGATGATGCTGTTGCTGGTTTTCAGGATGTTGATGTCACACTTTCCAATCAAATTCTCTTGCCGCTGAATGGCGATGATGATCCGACACGAGCAGCCATTCTTGTAGCCAGTGGGCTTCCACCGGATGCGACCAGGACGATCCAGGTTCCAAGCACATCGAAGCTGTATGTTCTTTCTAATGAGACGAGCGAGATCGTCACATTCAAAACAGCATCAGGATCTGGTCTCGCGGTTGCGCCAGGAGATACCGTATCAAGTCGTGTAGATCCGACTCTCGATGACGTTGTTGCCGTGACCGTAGCAAGTGCGACGGAAGATCTTAAAGGTATCGCTGAGATTGCAACGCAGGCTGAGGTTGATGCTGGTACGGATGACGAACGTATCGTCACACCACTGAAGCTGACGAACTTCCCAGCAGTGAATCAGGCGACCGAGACCGTGAAAGGTGTCGCTGAACTTGCGGACTCAACAGAAGCAAATGAAGATGTTGCGACTGATGATCTGCGAATTATCACGCCGCTCAAACTTGATGGCAGGACAGCGACCGAGGATCGTCGTGGCGTTATCGCACTGGCGAATCAAGCTGAGGTCGATGCCGGTGTTGTGGACAACAAAGCGGTCACGCCAGCTACTCTTGGAGGGGCACCAATCGGTGCTTATTCTGGCTGCACTGTTTACCGAACAACTCATTTTGTTGCAGGACATACAGCGGGTAATGCAGCGGGTCAAGTTCCTTTAGGTATAGGTATTCCAACGGATCTCGGTGAACAACCCATTCCTTTTGATGCCGAAATTTTTGATACGGGCCTTGCCGACTTCGGAACAGAGTTTCACAGTACCTCCACAAACCCCACACGCATTACCATTCCCGCAGGCGTTAATTTTGTACGACTAAGCGGCTCCGCGATATGGGATCAATCCTGTGCCTTTGTTGTCGCCGCAGAGACTTGCGATCCAAATACCAATGGTTCGGGACTTAGACACATGCGTATTCGTAAGAATGGCAACGCTTTCTTATCCTTCTTACCGGGTGCTACTGGTGTGCGGGGTACTGGTGAGCAGTATCAGCCTTGGACAATGAGTGCTGGCAACTCGCAAGAAACTGGTCAGGAAGTCCAATCTGTCGTAGTCGGAGTAGATGAGGACGATTATTTCGAGCTTATGGTTTTCACGCAGGGTTCTGATTTCCCTGACCACAGAGTACGAAGTGGAGCTGTATTTGAAATGCAGGTCGTGGGCTAAACCGTGAGCAGACTCCCTGACGTTCCGCTCGATCTTCTTCCCGGTGTCATGACCGAGGAGACAGATCGTGGTGCGAAAGGTCGATACAAAGACTGTGACAAGATTCGATTTCGTAAGCGCCTGCCTGAGAAGTTAGGAGGCTGGGTGCTTCAGTCCCTGGGCACTGAAGTCGATGGCATAAATGAGAACCTGAGCCAGAGACGAACAGCAAGCAGCGGTTATGCAGCAGCAGCAAGCAGCATCACACTGGACAGCATAGTTACCTGTGACGATCTTGATCCTGTCTGGTTGTTTGATGACTCAGTGACAGGCGGCCTGGGTACACGCACGATCGATGATGCGACTGCACTTGAGGACGAATTTACTTTTGATCTCGATGCTGCTGTCACAGCATCGGAAGATGATGCGTTTCTGATCAGGTATCCAGAGGAGTTCGGTGGTGGTGCCAGTGTAACTGCCGGTGGTGTCAAGGACTCTGAGACGATCATGGTTTCTTCTCCGGTGAACTCTTACCTGCGGGAAGGAACTATCGTTCGATTGCTTACTAATTCTGGTGAGCAGATCAATTTTTATGCTGCGAACTTTGGTGCTGGTGCAACCGTTTTAACGCTGAGAGATCCGCTCATCGATGACATGCAGGTTGGCACACCGAACGTCTTCATCTATGCCAATGAATCATTCATCAGAGATGACAACGAAAGCCTGGTTGTGAGATTTCTGAATCTTGATGTAGCGGCTGCTACCGAAGTAATGCTTACGCAGTCACTACCTGAAGATGCAGATGGCCTGGACATCGATATCAGGCCATTCCAGTTGACTGGTTGTGACGGTAATCAAATAGACGTTAGTTCCCTGGCGATTGTGCCTGACACTGATTTTGCGATCGGTGTGCCTGCGGCTTATCCAGATGGCCTGGTGATCTTGCCAGCACAGAATATCGTTCAGACCTGTTACCTGGGAGTTGCCAGGGCATTGTGGGATTGGAGCAGCCTGGATGGACAACGATGGCTGGCAATCGGAACTCATCTGAAACTCTACCTGGTCAACAACAACAATCTATTCGATATCACTCCATTCGGTGATGAAGGCACTCTGACTGATCCATTCGATGTTGACATTACCGGAGCATTCGATCCGGATGGTGGTGATGATCCAACTTTCTTCCAGGTAACAGATTCGGCACATGGGCTTGGTGTCGGCAACTTCGTGCATTTTGAAAACGCTGATTTAGTTGGCGGCATCGATCTTAATGGAGAGTTCCAGGTCGTCGAAGTGATTGATTCCAGTACATATATTTGTCGCAATGATTTTCCGCCGAAGTTTACGGACAGTGGTGGAGGTACAGTCGATTACGCTTACGAGATCCAGGTCGGACTCCAGGGCCAAACAGAACTCTTTGGTTACGGCACTGGTGCATATGGCTTTGGCTTCTATGGAATCGGCAGTTTTGTTGCTGGATTCGGAGTCATTGGAAATCTCAGAACCTGGTCCCTGGATAATTTCGGTGAAGATCTCTTGGCATCACCGAACGAAAGGCAACTGTATCACTGGGATCGAGATCCTGGACCGCTCACCAGAGCTGTCCTGGTTCCTGAAGCGCCGAACTCGATCGAGCGTATGCTGATTTCACCACAGGCCAGGCATGTTGTTGGATTCGGTTCTGGAACAGGATCGGCCTCAGCGCCAGGAGATGAAGATCCATTACTGATTAGATGGTGTAGTTCAGAAAATTTCTCGGACTGGACTATCACGAGTGTAAACACTGCCGGAGATCTGCGCCTTGATGTTGGTTCGGAGATTATTACTGCGGTCGAATCTCGTGGTGACATCCTGATCTGGACTGATGAATCGCTACATGCGATGCAGTTCATCGGCGGCGACTTGATTTTCGCTCTACGTCACTTGGGACAGTCAGTCAAAGTCATTGGCCCGAATGCTGTGGTGGATGTGAATGGCATCGTGTATGCAATGGCAGAGGATGATTTCCTGATCTATGACGGTGTGCTTCGAGTCATGGACTGCGAGGTACGCAACCAGGTTTTCGATGATATCAATACAGACCAGGGACGAAAGGTCTACAGCGGTGTGAACAAACTGTTTACCGAAGTCTGGTGGGTGTATTCATCTGAAGGCGCTCAATCGAATGATCGCTACGTCAAATACAACTATTACGACAGGGTGTGGGATTTTGGAACGATCGAGCGTAGTGCCTGGCATGACAGCTCATCGCACTTTAATCAGAAGCCCTACGGCACTTTTGATGGAAAGATCTTTATTCACGAAACAGGTGTCAATGAAGCAGACCAGGAAGACAATACTTTACCGATGTTCTCTTTCCTCGAAAGCTACGACATGGAAATTCAGGAAGG